TCTGTATCCTTCTTAACGCCCTTCTAGCTAGACTCTCATCCCCCTTATAAACCTTCTTGGAATTAGCTTCTTCCTCAATAAAGGCTTTAGCTAACCTGTCGTATTCATCGATAAACGTGCCTAGATGATCCCAAATACTGTTTAAAGCGTCTTGAGGATGAGTCTTAGAGATTTCCTGAACCCTCTTTACTTCCTCGTTGTATTGTTTAACCTGTGCAGGACTAGGATCAACTATCTTGTGGAACTGTTTCTTTAAATCCGCTAATACGTCCGATACATCCCCTGCGGTAGACTTTATTTCTTTATATAAAGCAACGCCACGCTTACAAAGATCAATTGCAGTCGTGGCGGCTTTAAATGCAGCAGCTATCGTAATTGGATCAATTTTTTAGATTCCCACTTCCAGCTAACCAATACATAAGCGCAATAACTCCTGCACCTACTAACCAGTACACTTTATGAACGACAGATTTACCAACCTGTTCATAGATTTTACGGAAAGCAACCTCAGCAGCTTTCTCTGCAATATGGTTGATCTGTTCATCGGTTAATTGAATCTTTTCCACTTCTGGCTCCATTATTGGTTCAGCGATTTCGCCAAATTCCCCCGATACTGCTCTATGAAACAATTCTCTGCCGTAATCTTCAGGATCATCTGCTCTAGCGGTAAACGGCATCTTCTGACCACCTATAGTGACCATCATATCAATTCCGGTACGCTCTGCGTTAATCCATCTCATTAGCTAATGCGCAGGAATAAAGTAACCCTAGAAGTTGTTCCACCAGAATTATTCCCAACACGACCCATTGCTCTCCAAGTACCAGATAAAGCAGAACTACCACGAACTAAAGCAGTACCACTAGGAAGTGTATCTGCGGCAACAGTATTAAGGTTATACAAGCCAGCAGGGTAAATTGACGAACCAGAATAAGTATCTCCTTCTGTAATTCCAGTTCCACCGATATAACCCATTACATACGTTCCCACAGCACCATACGATAGAGCAGCAATCTTAGCCCCTACATCAACCGTTACAGCACCAGTAGAGCCATCTACAGACGTTACACCGCTATTAGTAATCGTCGGATTACCTGATACACCAGTACCATTGGTTATCGATATACCTGTACCAGCAGTAATCGTTCTAGCTACCGTAGTTGCTGATGCAGTACGAACCACCACACCATTAGAACCGGGGTCAGACAACTTAGTAGAACCGCCAATAGCAGTATCCACATAAGCCGTTGTAGCGACCTTAGTTGAGTTATCGCTAGGAGATGCAGTCGTAGCCGTAGCAGAGCTTCCTAATGCCACTGTAGAGCTAAATACAGCAGCACCAGAGCAAGTAAACGCGCCACCAACTACAAAACCATCAGCGTCAGCACCCGTCTGCATATCCTTTAACTGAGCCATTAACTCACGGATAGCATTATTAATACCACTAGGAGCACATCCTTCTGCGATGTTAATTCCACCTATGTCAGTGTTGTTACTAGCTGTAGCGCTGTAGTCAGATACTTTGTTCTTTGGCATGATGCACCTATTGAGTTAGACCTAGCAAACCGGGAACAGCAAACGGGCTAGCAGCCCTAGCTCTTTGTACAGCCTCAGTAAACGACGCAGGACGAGGCGTAAACATTAGACGTTCACCGATACCAAAATAAGGCAATGTGGCAAGACCAGTAAGAGCAGCCATGCGAGGATCAATCATCGATGCCCCGCCAGCAGCTAACGCAGCAGTCATTCCTCGACCAGCAGTACCACTATCAGGAACCTTTGTACCTAAAACACTAACACCAGTACCAGACAATTCTTGCATAGGAGCAGCGCCACGAGCAAATGCCCCTTTCCTGACAGACCTATCTGCCTGACGTACAGCAGACTCTAATTGAGCAGGAGTAAATATTCCTTCCTCGCCACGAGTCTTAGCTACAGCAGTTTGAACACGAACAAAATCACGATAAGCTGCATCAGCCTTTTGTAAATCTTTGGCAACAGCAGGATTCTGATTCTTCATCAGGTTCATATAAAGCCCCTGAAGATCACGATAAGCACTACCAAGTAACTTATTAGCGCCAGTTTCCTGCGAATAAGCAGCAGCCATGTCAGCCAAATCTTGTTTAATAGCCTGCGCCCTACGACCACTCATTACCTGAGTCGTAGAAAAATCAGCCTTTAAACCATCTACATAGTTCTCAAAACCTTTTCTCAAATCTTCAGGCAACTTAGTGCCAGAGTATCTTTTCTTAATTGCGTCAAAAGATTGCTCAACGCGAGGATTGTAAGTAATCCGTAAGTTAGGAACTACGTTTTCATACTGATTTTTAATCTGCTGCTCAACAAAGTTAAAAGCATCTCTGCCTGTAACATTTGCAGGAACCTTAAGTTTAGGGTCAAGGTTGCTCAAAACCTTGTTATATGCCGCAGTATTGAACTTCTCAAATTGTTGTTCTCTTGCGCCAGTTACGATACGCCCAAGAATCGGAATACTTTCTGTTGATTGCTCTAGTTGCTGGATACGGCCACCAAACGCAGCGCCCGGAGTCAAAGGAATACCTTGCTCTCTTAATGCAGCCGCTTCAGGACGCACATTAGGCGCTAGGAGCCTTCCTAAGCCACTGACACCACCAGTGAACAATCCCCCCATTAGACCGCCTTTAACGGCCTCTTCTGGTGCTTGTTCCATCGTTGGAGCCATACCAACACCAGTAGCAGCACCGATGCCAGTACCTAACGCCACTTCTCCCGGCAAACCCATAGCACGAGTTACTGGCTTAGCAACAACACCAAATGGCATAGCCAATGCACCACCCACCTCAGAAGTTAAAGCACGACCCGGCATTTCCTGACGAAACTGGCCTTGTTGCGCCCTTAACTGATCTCGAATCTTTGTGTACTCATCGCCACTGATAGCACCAGAACGAAAAGCAGCCTCTAGCTCATCAGCAAAACCTAGCGTAAGACCACCAGCAGCAGCCCTAGCAGTCTCAGCAGCAGGGGAATAAGGAACAGGAGCCACCGCAGATGGTTGAGCCTGAGTGGTCATACCGCGAGCTTCAGCCATAGCCTCTAGCCCTTTGGTAGATACCTTATCCCATTGACCTTGACGAGCGTACTCTAGGTCTTTAGTTGATACTTTGGAAAGATCCATTATTTCTTTCCTTTCCTACGCTCAAGCTCTTGTTTAATCGCGGCATCAACATCAAATGCAGGGCGCTCTTGTGGTGCGGCACGACCAGCTTTAATCTGTGCAGACTCAAGCAATTTGTTAAGACGATTGGCCTTATCTTTAATCGTCCCCGGTTTATCACCCAACTGAGGAAAATACGACTTTTGATAATTTAATAACTGCTCTTTGGTGTACGCAGCACCAGTTCCCAATGTCAACGCAGCATCAAGCAACTCCAACTGAGCCGCTTCAACTTGCTGACGAGTTTCAGGATTAGCAAGATTCTTAAGGTAGTCAGAGCCAGTGAGCAATTTAACTGCTTCAGCACCAATATTCGGAGAAGCAGCAGATGGAGCTTGTCCAGTAACAGCCTTAAGCTGAGACAAAGACCCTTGTAAACGACTCGTAAGGAAGCCAGCAGTACGCTCTGATTCGCTAGGAAGATTAATAGTTGAAGCTCCAGCCTTTCTTTCAGCAATACGCATCTCGTACAACTTATTTTCAAGTTGCATCAATTCAACAGGAGCAAGGCTTTCAATTGCTCTACCTTCAAACATAGCAGCAGCAACTCGACGATCTTGATTAGTGTAATCTTGCTTTTTGGTTACATACTCAACTGCGTCTTTACCAATAGCATCAACACGGTTAGCAAGTTCTTTAGGGTCAATCTCACCAGCTTCTGCTAATTGTTTTAAGTTCAAAACACGCTGTTTGAAAAGCGGAGGAACTGTAGATTCAATAGCAGACCAGTCATACCCCTCAACAGCAGAACGACCTAACTCCGTATTAATGGTCTTTAAACTCTCACGGGCAGCAGCAACAATATCCTGAGCGCGTTTGTTAGTAATAAATTCAGGAGATGAATAAACATTAATTGTGTTTACAAGTTGATCTCTTTGGGCAACTAGCTGTTGTCCCCTACCAGCAGGCGCAGTAACAGTTACAGGAGTTCCAACAGGTTGTTCTTCAACTTGTTGGGCTTGTGTTGATGGTGTTGCCATAGCAGATGCAGCAGTTCCAGTGGCAACAGTCGGTTGAACGCCTTTAATCCTTTGACCAGCAGCCTCAAGTGGCAATGTTTCTGAATACAGTTTCAAAGCCTCAGTTGGATTAGCTCTGAAATACGCAACTTTTAAAGGATCGCTGGAAATACGAGGATCTTTTGTTACTAATTCCTCAACTGCTTTATTTGCTTGTATTAACTTAGCAGATTCCAAACGCGCCTGAGCCAATTTCTGAGCGTTAGCCATCTGCTCAATGCCAGTTTGATAAGCCTGTCCAGACGTACCATAACCAGCCGCCAAAGCGCCTAGAACATTTTGCAATGGAGTACGACGAGCACCTTGCCTACTCATACCAGTAGCCAATGTCGCAGCAGCACCTAGAAGCCCTGCAATGTTAGACCTCTGGGATAGCGCAGCAGCATCTTCAGCACCCAAAAGACCCTCATACATAGGGTTTTGAGCAGCAAATATTTGTGGAATTGTAATAGCCATGCTTCACCTATATAAGCGAAGGAGTTGCAGGACGAATAACCGTTTGCTGCTGTGGATTCAATAGACTCATATAGTCCATAGGCTGAATTTGACCTCTTTGAACAGACATCCCACCGGGCATAGGTACTTGATCTTCCCCACGCATAGCTTCTTGAGCCAACTTAAATCCAATCTGCGATGTTGTTGGGTTCTGGTTTAAAAATGTATTAGCAGCGCCAAAATCTGATTTTAGAGAGCCAAAACCAGCACTAGCTCTTTCCATAAATGTCGGAGTAGCTCCCGGCAAACTACCACCAGCATAACTAGCAGCAGGTTGAGCGCCAATCATTGAAGCGCCGCCAGTACCAGTAGCACCAGCAGCACCGCCATAAAATGAGCCACCAGCAGCACCCATAGCACCACCTAACATAGCCCCTTGTATCGGGTTCTTACGATTCATTAGCGCACCACTAGCAGCGCCTATCATCATCCCTGTAGTTACTGGCTCACCCATTATTTACCCCCTTGCGGTGTAGCAGTCTGAGTGACAACCCCACCCTGCGGAACTGAACTAAACAAATTGGCAAATTGCGACAGTTTCATCTGTGGCAAGTTCTGCTCGAAGTTGTAACGGTTAATTGCATCCTGAAGTTCTGCCGCGGCTTGTTGTTCTCTAGCACCGCCAACAGTCATCAATCTCTGAATATCAGCATAATCTTGTGCAGCCATAGCAGGAGCCTGATTTACAGCAGCCATTTGTCTCTGACGTTCAGCCTCAGCACTCTGATACGCTAGTTGACCACCCTGTTCCGCTAAAGCGCGAGCAAAAATATCTTGTGCCTGACCTGTTCTCTGACCCATCGCAGACGAACCATAGCGACCAGCACTAGCCGCTTCAGACTGAAGTTGTTGAATGTTGCGAGTGAACTGCTCACCAGCCAAACGATTAGACTGCTCTAAAGCACCCGCTAGGAATGGATTAACTCCACGCCCTTGAATCGTCGCTAGAGTCTCTTGTTGAGCAGAACGAGTAAGAGGCGACCCTGCTAAAGCGCGCTGTTCAGCAAGTCGTAATGCTTCCGTCGTAGCCTCAGACGGAGTTACATAAGTTTTGCCGGGGAAGAATGAGGGAGTGCCAGATTCATACAGCCGTTTACCTTCCTCTAGTCCATAAGTGACGTAGGGAAGAATATTCGGGTCAATCTGTGTTGTTGTCTTACTCTCTTGAGTACCGCCACCACCGCCCATATCACACCTCACATATCCATTGTCTAGGACGGAATCCGTATGCTGCCGCCCTTCTATCCCAACCTCGCCTATGGCTAGAAAATGTTATGTATTTAACATTAGCTGATGATGCCATGCCTTTAATATATTTTAAGGCATTTTCGACAACTTCATAGCTATTTTCTAACGAATAAGCTGCCCATAAATGTAGGGTCTCGCCCATCGGTTGCAGGATAAAGAAGCCTTGATAATGGTTGTTCTCTATCAGTACGAAAAGTAAAGACCTCTGATTAAAACAGTCTGTATATACGTCCTCAATAATCCAGTTCTCAGGACTCTTAGACTTAATTTTCTCTAATCCGGGCTTAATAGCAGCCCACCAATTTCTCAGTTCTTGAGGGTCAATGTATTTGTATTCCATTAACCAACAATAACATATCCGTATGTTTTATTCGCAGTATCGTTAGCCCAATGAGTAATCGTCGCTTGACCCCTCTGTTGAGCACTCACATAAACATTACTTGTTGCAGCAGGAGCAATATAATTAACCGTAATGATGGCACTCGGAACACTAGGTCTATCAGGGGTCGTGCTAGTACCGTAATGCTCCATAGAAACACCCACATCAGTAGGCCGCCACATTACCTCAATGTAATCGTTAATCTGTAACTCTAGGAAAAAGTTCATCGCAGCAATTAAGTGCGACGGATCACCTGAACTCTTTCTAGCTGGCAAATGAAACCTAGAATTAGACGCAGCAACATTAGTCCCATTCTTCCTAAACCATATATCTACATCCTGACCATCATTCGTCGTATTCTTAAACTGTAACGAAAACTGGATGTTGTAAACCCCGTAATTCCTTACATTGATTCTTGATGTATTGGAAACATATACACCAGACGAATAATCAGTTGTTCCTAGAGCTACTGCATAGGCTGTAGTCGTGTTTGCAGCCGTTTGATCCGTCGTATCCTGAAATGCCCCATAAGGCGCTGTATCGGCCTCTGCTGCGTCTGAAAACGGAGTGAAGAAGATTAGACTCTCATTCCCTATACGATCGTCATAGAGCGTTGTAGTCGTTGCATTACCAGTTGCTAGAGTGATAAGACCAGTATTATTAGTCTTACCGTCCATAATCCCACGAACGACCTCTGCAACCTCACGTTCTGAGCCGCCAAAGACCGGAAGGGTACGAAACTGTACACTTCTGCTCATCGATTACCCTGCTTAACGACTTCTACATCAACGCCAACCAATGTTTTCCAGTTAGAGCCTGTCGGAGTCACCTTCAGACGGTGATAATCCCCGTTAGACCTCAGAGAAACACGGTTTTCTGCGTCTGCAGCTACTGCTGTACCGAATTCGACCGTTTCATTGAGCAAATCACGACTCGCAACCGCTACAGTGCCAGTTCCATTGTCAATAATTGGTTTCGCTAGAGTAACAGTTGAGCGTCCAATATCAATATCGCCTGAAACCACATAAGCAGACTTATAAGCACCAGAGATAGCAACGATCTTTTGCTCTCGAACACCCATTGCCAGCAGTTGTCCACCAGCCCATAGACGAGAATCCAACGGAATATCAAGCGAATCTATGTTTGTGCTGTAGTTATCAAGCTGTTCAAGCGTCGCAGAAGGCGTATAACCATAGGAAAGATGGTAAATATCAGTCGTTCCGTAACTCCATTTACCCAAATCAATCGAGTAATACAGAAGATACCTACCGCCAAACGTGTTTTTAAAGTTCCAAATAATTAACTTACGGATAGGATCAACTGTTGAGCTAATGGCATTGATTAACTGGTCAGGAATAGCGTTCTCAAAGAACCATCTATTGACCTTTTCTAGCCCAATATTCTTAACTGTCTGACCATCAC